ACTGAATGCCCCGATTGCTTTAGTTGACGACCTGGCAACTGTTTTGACAGAGCCAGTCGAACCTCAAGCGGCTGAGGATATTGAGGAATACAGGAGGAAGGCACTTGACGCCTACAGGTTAGAACCTCAAGGCGGGGCGCCTTCAGACTATAGGCTTTGGAGTTCTGACGCTCAGGGAGTTCAGCAATCATATCCTTATGTCGCGGCAGGAAATTCAAATCAAATTAATTTATTTGTAGAGGCTACCACTGCAGGCAGTTCGGACGGAAAAGGAACGCCGACAGCTCAAATATTAACTGACGTTGAGGAGGCAGTCGAGGACCCGACTGCAGCCAGGCCAGGGAGAAAGCCTCTCGGAGTTTTTCTCGTCAATTATTTGCCTATCGTAGTTAAAGAAATTGATATCACAGTCCCGTCTTTTGTTGGCTTAGATGCTACAACTCAGGCTTTGATATTGTCGGCAATGGAGACAGAGCTTGACGCTATTCGTCCTTATATTGGAGGGATATCTCCTCTGACTGAGAAAAACGACATATTTGATACTAATAGAATTGTAAATGTAATTTTAAACGCTAAGCCTGGGGCTGTTTTTGCTGCTCCGACTATGACCGTTTCTGCTATTCTTTTAAGTACGTACACTTTTGACAATGGAGAGATCCCTTACCTTAATTCTATCACTTATACTTAATGGCGGTACTTGACAAAATAAAGAAAGTCATTGCTCAGCTTTACCCGAAAGGGAGAGCTTTCAGGTTTCCAGACGAGGGAGTCTCTGATAAATTGCACAATGTAATTGCTAAACATTTGGCTCAGGTAAACTCTGACGCCGTTTCAACGCTTGATGTTATCTTACCGGATAACGCTAATTTTACAGCTGATGACGCTACCCGCTGGGAGGAGAGACTCGGCTTGATAGTCAGTCCGAGCGTATCACTGGCGGAAAGAAAGCTCGCGATTGAAAGAAAAATGAACCACCCCGGAACGATTCCGGCACGGCAAAACTGGGAGTATTTACAGGACCAGCTACACGCTGCAGGATTTACTCAGCTATTTGTCTATGAAAATATTTTTTATCCTGGACCTATAACAAAAAGCCCCACTGACATTTTAGGCGCCTTTGTTGTCGGACTTTGGGAGCATGGAGTTTTGGCTGAGATGGGGGCCGTTGAGCATGGTACGGCTACCAGTGGGGCAGTTTACGAGAATTGTGTCGCTAACTATGTTGACGAGGATTTTGATCAGTGGTTTGATACTGGAGCGAATTTAAGAAATACTTTTTTTGTAGCTGGCGAATATATTGACGACCTTGCAAACGTAGACGTAAACAGAAAAGAGGAGTTGAGACAATTAATTTTAAAAATAAAGCCTACTCAAACGGTCGGTTTTTTATTCATAAACTATATCTAATATGATACCTTTAATCAATAAACCAAATATAACAGGCTCAGACACTGAGTATCCTTTCGGGAATATTCGTGACAGAAACGGGGCTATAGTTGGCACCCCTGGAAATGTAGAGGTTTACGCTGATATACATCAATTTTTTGAAAAGCTAATATTCGAATCTGATGTGACGGCGAATGACTTGCCTGACAATGAGTATAACGGCTGGCAGCTTTGGGAGGCTATGCAGGACAGGATTAACAATGAGCGAGAATATAATCGCTTCTATGTTAAGATGAGCCAGTCAGGAACGGAAGCGCCTACCTTCGATAGGCAAATTAAAAATGACTTTGGAACGTCTCCTGCTCTCGCTTATATTGGTGTGGGTATTTATGACCTGACTTTTGGATCGTCTGTTTTTGGAGCGGATACGACAAAGCTCGCGAAGTGGGCCGAAATAAATAGCGAAGGGTCTACAACTTGGATACGAATCACTTCTGGAACTGTCGCGAGATTAAACACTTACAACGGAGCTGGAACCTTAGCGAATGACATTCTTGACGAAACTACAATAATGATCAGAGTCTATCCATGATACAATTAAACATTGCTACAACCGAACTCGTTGCTTATACGAATAAACTCGAAAAGCTTCACCGTTCAGCGTTTCCGAATGCTGTCCGAACGGCTTTGAATTCGGTTGCTTTTGATGTTAAACAGGATACTTTATTGACGAGTGCACGAAAGAATTTCAAGAAAAGAAAGCCTAATTTTTTCAAAGCAAATAGCCGGGTCAATATGGCTCAAGGATTTGATTTGAATCGAATGCAGTCTGAGGTCGGAATGCGATCGCTTCACGGGGCTAACCACGCGGTCAGAGATTTAGAACAACAGGAGAGAGGCGGAGTCATTACGAACAAAGCGTTTATTCCTTTGGATACTGCCAGAACTGGGAAAAGCTATGACAGAGGAGTCGCTAAAAGAAATAGATTAAACAACGTCAATGACCTTGTAAATAGCGCGAAAGTAAACGGCAGCTCGAAAGGCCAGAGATTCGCGAAAGCAATTAAAAAAGCAGGCGCGAAAGGCTACGTCCTTGACGAGCAGGGGACGCTGTGGAGGGTTAACTCATTGATTAAGAAAGCGAGAGGTTTTGATATTTCAGCTCTTTATAGTTACGAAAAAGATAGAAGCATTCGCGTCAAACCAACTCATTTCATGGAGGAGGCCTCGACTGAGTCACAAAAAAAGATTGACAGATTTTATATAATTGAAGCTGAAAAGCAATTCAAAAAAGCGTTGAAATAATGAGCTGGAAAGAAAGAGTTGAGTCTGATATTATAATCACAACGGGAGACGGGAAAATATATACTCCTATGTACAAAATTTCTCCGCTGAGCGATTCGTTTAATATTGCGGAATTTAATTTCCCTAATATACCAGGCACGAAAATAGACCGGAGAGAAATCAAAGGCTCTAAATATACAGTTGATTTGTATTTTCAGGGAGAGAATCACCTTGAGGAGGTTGCAAGTTTTAGAGAATCAAGCAAGGATAAAAGGCCTTGGATAGTTTCCCACCCTATGCACGGGACCCTGACAATGCACCCCGCCTCAATTCGATACGACCCGTCAGGATTAAACGTGACAAAAGTCACTGTCAGTTTGCTTGAGACGATTACAGAGGATAATCCTAAAATAACAGTAGGACCAACAGAGCAGGCGTCAAGGTTTATCATTCAAGCGACTGAAGCGTCAGACGAGGCCTTTGCTAATCAGGTGGTCGCGACCAGCTCGGACAGTAATTTGCTAACGAATAATTTGAGCGATATATATGACGAGGCCTCAACTCAGGTGACACTGAATGACCAGGCAAATGAATATTTTAATTTATTTAATGACGCGAATAATAAGATTATCAATGTAATCTCAGAGCCTTTATTCGCGATTAATGCGGTTAAAAATACGATAATGTATCCGTCGCTCTTTTCGATAAGCGTCAAGGCTCGGCTCACTATTCTCTCAGATCAGTTTACTGGGCTTTATTCGGCAATCGCTACCTTGATAACGCCAAACGAAAAGAAAATATTCGAGAATAACGCGTCAAGCTTAGTCTCTGGAATGCTGCAGACTGTCCTAAATCCTTTAGACGAATTGGATTTCGAGAATACTACTGACGTACTCAGCGCGATAACGACACTGACGGACACCTATGACACCTATATTTTAGGGCTCGATTCTCTGCAGACGGATAACGGAGGAGACGAAACGTCTTTTATCCCTGACTTTGATTTGAATCTTGCGCTTTACAATGCCATTTATTATACAGTATCTCAGCTTTTTGTGATAGCTTTATCCGCAAAGCAGGAGAGAATTGAATATATCTCAAACGATAGTAATTTAATATCACTGACTCACAGGTTTTTAGGACTTGAGCCGAATGACTCAACAATTGACCAGTTTATTCGAATCAATAAAATAGGATTAAATGAATTTTTACAGATCAAGAAAGGTCGTGAGATTAAATATTATGTTTAAAAATGGAGTTAAGTATAAACGATAGATTTGTAAATCGGACTGTTAAGTATTTTAATGAGTTCAGTTTTAAACTTGCTTATAATTCTGTCGGGTCGACTTTTCAATTTGTTATTGATTACGATTATACAAACCCAGAGCACAAAGAAATGGATTGTGTCTCTCACTATCACGAGGCGACCGTCACGCATTTAGGTCAGACCCTGCTCACGGGGACTCTGGTCTCTCAAAAGTTTTCAGTCAGTAAAGTAAAGAATTTAGCCTCCTTTTCTGGATACTCATCTCCAGGAGTTTTGGAGGACGTCAGCGTCCCTCCTGAATCTTACCCGCTACAGTCTAACAATTTGACTCTGACTCAAATATCTAATAAATTAGTCCGGCCTTTGCGTCCGAAACTTGATATTGTGATTGATGACTCAGTCGCCGACAGAATGAATTCGAGCTTTGACACGTCAACGGCCTCGCCCACTTCAAAAATAAAAGGATATCTCGCTGACTTAGCTCAGCAGAAAAATATCATAATGTCTCACAATGAATTAGGGGCTCTCGTCTTTACTGAGGCAAAAACGAACATGGAGCCGTTGATTGATTTTGATCTAACGAAAGAGGTCCCGATCGGATTTGAATTTGATTTTGATTTCAATGGTCAGGCTATTCACTCACATATTACTGTTAAAAAGCAGGCCTCTATGACTGGGGGAAATGCGGGAGACTATACGCTCAGAAATCCATACGTTGTAGGATCAGTATATCGACCTTTAGTTTTAACCCAGTCGAGCGGAACTGACAATGATACTCAGCTCGTGGCGAAAAGAGCTCTCGCAAATGAGCTCAGAAATTTACCGCTAACTATTAAAATGGATCGCTGGGACCTTGACGGGGTTATAGTCCGTCCGAATAATACGATTACAATATACGCTCCTCAGTTATACATTTGGAAAAAAACCACTTTCTTTATTGAGTCGATTGACTTTTCAGGGAATAACACTGAGCAAACGGCGACCCTTCATTGTGTTCTGCCTGAGTGCTATACGAATGAGGTCCCCGTTTCAATTTTTGCAGGTATTAATATTTACGCTAAAGATCACGTTTAATGAATATAGTCAAAGTAATATCGACAAAGCTGCAGGAGAGCAAGCGATTTATCAAGTTCGTCAACATGGGAAAAGACGATATTCAGGAATGCAATACAATACAACCTCATGGAATCGACTCAAATCCTGTCAAGGATATGGTCGCGCTATATGCTAAAACGAGCGAGGTCGGAAAGCCTGTGATTGTCGGATATGTTAATGAGAATCAAGTCGCTGAAATCGGAGGGAGCCGACTTTATTCAACCGATTCAGACGGAGTTGAGCAAATCGCTATATATATGCGAGCAGACGGGACTGCAGAAATCGGAGGAGATGCTGACTTTTTGGCTGGATTCAATGATTTAAAAGCAGGTTTTGACGAGTTGGTTGGTGACGTTAGGACTTTAACAACTGCTCACAATTTACATATGCACCCGACTGCTGCAACTGGACCCCCCTCTCCGCCTACCGTGACAGTGCCTGTCGCAACTACCGCGAGCATTGATGCCGCGAAGATTGCGTCTTTAAAATGCCCGTAATAAAAAATTTAAAACTATATTTGTTTGATTATGTCAGAAATTATTTATATAAAGCAAGCCGTTACAGCTTTCGGGGGACGAACAACTGCTCAGTTGAAAGCTCGCATTGCTGTAATTGACGAAATTATTGACGCTTTAGAAAGTCAAGCTTTGACTGCTATCGCGTCTGGAGGTGTTGTGAATTACGAGGAGTATGAGGTCAATACTGGTCAAACAAAAAACAAAGTAATATATAGAGACTCTGCCTCTGTGGCTAGGGCTGTTGAGGAGTACGAACGATTGAGACAGAAATACGTGAATAAATTAACTCCGAGACGAATTCGTCTAATAGACGGTAAAAGCTTCAACTAATGGGAATATTTGACATATTTAAAACAAAGGCAGCTCCTGTCCAGGAGAAAAGAGCGGGAGAGCCTACGGCTAACGGCTATTATGGTCCGACTTATTCAAAGTCTTATGACGGAGAAAAGAATCTCGGAGAAATTGGTCCTATAATTGACTACCGTCTCGACTATAAAGCACTAAGCTTGAGATCGTGGCAATCTTACCTTGAGTCTGATATCGTTAAAACGGTCTTAGATTCTTATATCAAATGGATTGTTGACGCTGGGCTGAAGTGTAAAGCGGAGCCTGCAAAGTCAGTTCTCGCCTCCACGATTGGAAGTTTTGACGATAAAGAGGCTGAAACTTTTAATAAAAGAATAGAGTCTCGCTGGGCTGTATGGGCTAAATCTAATCAGTCAGTTTTCGGAGAAAGAATGACGTTTAACACGCTAAGCCAGGAGCTATATAAAGGCGCGAAGATCGGCGGAGATATGCTCGTGATCTTGAGATTTGTCAAGGGCACTGTCAAAGTGCAAATGATTGACGGATTCCACGTTTCAACTCCTTATGCTTTCACGTCTGACAAAAACGTCATTTCTGAGGGTGTTGAGATGGATAAGGACGGGCGTCATATTAATTACCACGTAAAAACAAGCGCGACCGCCTGGGATATAATCCCAGCCTATAGTAAAAAGACAAAATTCAGAACGGCGTTTCTAGTGAAAGGAACTAAATACAGAGCGAATGACGAGCGAGGAGCTCCCGCAATTATGACCTCACTTGAGACCGTCAAGAAAATTGAACGGTACAAAGAGGCTACGGTCGGCAGTGCTGAGGAGCGTCAAAAGGTTGTCTGGCAGGTTGTTCACCAATCATTTTCAGACGGGGAAAATCCTATCGCTGATAAAATTGCTTTCGCAATGGACGAGAACAACTCTCAAAATGATATGCTCCCTCAGTCTCAAGCTGGGGACGCGCTCGCGTCTGACGTGTACGCGACAACAAATAAACAGACATTTAACAACCCTATAGGAGCAGAATTAAAGACTTTAGACTCAGATAGTGAGCTTTCATTTAAGGAGTTTTATCAGACAAATGCTGACATTGTTTGCGCGTCTATGGGGATACCTCCGAACGTTGCGTTTTCTATTTACAATGACAGTTTTTCAGCCTCGCGGGCAGCGACAAAAGACTGGGAGCATACGATTTTAGTCGAAAGAGAGAATTTCAGAAGTGAGTTTTTACAACA